TTTTTATGTTGCCAGCATTGGATAATTTTCGTCAAACGATTCCGGCGTTACGAACGATGCTTCTCCACAACCTATCCTCGCGCTACTGATTTCGCGTAAGCAATTTGTCTTGAGCGAATCCAATTCAGCGTTTCAATCGTTGGTGGTTTTGGATCAGTGTGATTGACGCCAAGTTTGTTCGGCCAATCACCGAATCTTTCCTTAAACTTGAATGCAGCCCAGCCGTCTTTGTAACCGCGCTGCCGAGCGTAATGTTTTAAGCCGGAGAAAAATTCCCTGCGCTGCTCAGCAAGGATGCCCTCGTTACGCCTCACGATTGTCTGGGCGCCGAATTCCTGCAACACGCCATCGTCGTGAACAACCGTCGTGAACTTCAGCATCTTGGCGCCGCAGTTTGTGCAAGTGTTGTGCTCGCGTGGGACAACCGTCTTGCACTCATCGCACAGCCTGGGAAGAGGTTCCTTAGACGCTACGTCCTTTGTCCTCACCCTGCTCTCATCCGTGCCGTCACAAAGAAAGTCACGGTTAATATGCGTGACGAGTCCTAACGTCGTCGAGTTGTTGGCATGGTCAAGAATAATCGCATTCGTCTTGCCTTGCGCCGTTCTCAACACACGGCCAATTTTCTGAACGTGGAGCATGAGGCTCTTGGTCGGCGCCGCATCAATCAGACATGACGCCTCCGGGCAATCAAATCCCGTCGTGAGAATGCCGACGTTGGCGATCACCCTGATCCTGCCAGCCTTGAAGTCCGCAATAATCTGGCGCCGATCATCGTCCTCAGTGAAGCAGTCAACGTAAGCCGCGTTGACACCAGCCTCCTCGAACCGCTCCTGCACATGCTTGGCGTGAGACCGATCGACGCAAAAACAAATTGTCAGCCTGTTCTCGCCGAGCCTTTGCCAGTGCTTAATGATGTCGCCGACGATGTGCTTTTTATTTACAGCCTTTGATAGCTGTCCTTGGTTGTAGTCGCCTGTGGACAGAACCCTGACGCCATCAAGATCAATCTTTGGCGCTGGCGCGAAAACATGAAACGGGACGAGGTATCCTCGATTGATTAAGCCAGCCGTCGTCTCAGCAATGATCAGCTTGTCGTAGACGCGACCCAGACCAACTTTCCAGGGTGTGGCGCTTAGACCGACCACAGGCACATCAGCATACATCGTCAGAAGCTTTAGGAATGCCTTGGAGGTCATGTGCGCTTCATCGACGATGAAGAGATCAATATCCGGCAGCTTGCGTCTTGTCAGAGTTTGCAACGAGGCAATCTGAAATAGACGGTTGTAATCCGTCATCCAGTGATGGCCCTGGATTACGCCTAGATACTCGTCAAAGCCTTCAGCCGTGAAAGCGTCAACTGACTGATCGATCAATGTCAGGCGCGGCACAACAAAGCACACGCGCTTGCCCTTAGAGATAAAGTCATAGGCTATGTGCGCCGCCGTTAATGTCTTCCCAAAGCCACATGGCCCTTGCAGGATGACGCGCTTAAATCCATCAGCAAATGCCTTATCAAGGTCGGCCTTGGCGTTGGATTGATAATCCCTGAGTGAACGGAGCTCTTTCATTGCTGAGCCTTCATTTCTTTATAGGTGTTCATTGCAGCGAGTAGTGTGAGCCGCATTAATTCAATCTGCATTTCGTAAAGCTTGTCATCGCCGAGCGAGATTGCGTGGCATCCATTAGACGCCATGCGCGCAACATGATCGAGACACTCAGCAATAAAATCTCGTCGAATGCCGTCGATCGGTTCCATGTTTGGAATGATTGATGGAGGATCGATCTCAGACATCAAGCGCCCCAATACAGGAGCTCTGGGCCAGCCTCATACGCAAACGCCACGCGCAGCGAGTGAATGTCTGAACAAGCTTTCCCTTCACGATCGCGATAACGCTTCTCGATATTCTTCACGCCGTGCAGGATTGTTGTGTGATCACGGCCACCGAATGCGGCGCCAATTTCTGGCAATGACTTTGTCGTCATGCGATACGCCAGCCAGAAGGCAACGTGCCGCGCATAACAGATATAAGCCTTGCGCTTGTGGCTCTTCAGATCAGCCACTGGAATATCAAAATGAGCAGACACAGCGCGAATAATAAATCTTAGCGTCTGCGTCCCGTTTATTTCCTTAAAACCTGTAAATGTATCAAGCTTCTCGACGGTCTCCTGCTTTTTCTTCGCCTCTTTGATTTTTTTAATCACCTCCTCCTGCGTGGCAGTGTCGGAAGGAGCAATAATCTCAATACGTCTAGCCTTCGCACGAATGTCGCGAATACGTTCAAATAATTCTCTCTTTTGCTGTTCCATCGGATTTGCCACGCACTTTTGATACAAAGGACCACGACTGACATACTGGGTGCCGTTCATCATTTTCTTATTCCTTGGTTGATATGAAGAAGCACACGGTCTCATCCTCAACGCCTCTCTCAATGAGAAGCCGCATGCACTTTGAATCGTTTTCTACGAGGCCATTTCTTTGCGCGGTGTCGTTGATGCACTTGGCGGTGTTGTCGATATCGACGCGACACTTGCGCGGCAGCTTGATTGTCAGACCATATGGCCCTTCAATTCGACCGACCTTCTGCTCAATCACCATGATGTCGGCCTTGACTTCCCACTCACGGTAACGCTCGGATTTAATGTTTCGGCCACGCACTGAACGCCAAAGAGCATTCGTTGAAATTGGAGGCGGCAAGCGCAACACAATTGATTGAGTGAGTGGCCGATACATTTAGAAACCCAAATCCAGTTGGTTGAGATAAAGACCGAGCACTTCATCCTCTGCCCGCATCTTGTTGCGATCAGCCTCATTCATTTCCATGATGCGGATTGCGCGCTTCAAAATCTTTGGCTCAAAACCAACATTGCGAGCCTCTGAGTAGACCTCTTTGAGGATCTCATCAGTCTGAGCCTTCTCCTTATTCAACTTCACGATGCGCTCAGCGATCTGCATAAGCTTTGGTTCGTTACCTTTACTCACTGACCTTCTCCTTCTTCGGCCTCATAGCCATACGACCACCAACCCGGACGAGCGGCGCCACGGCAAAACAATTCAATCTTGGGAAGTGTTGGGAAATAACCCTCAATCATCTCAGCGAAGATCGCGGGCTTGACGGAGTGCTCTGCTACTGGCGCGTCAATGATTGATGGGAACTGTGTCCCAGGAGCCGGCGCCGGAACATTGCCGCGCGTGCCGATCAGCAAGAGCTCATGCTGATTTCTGTTCCAGTAACCAAGTCCGATTTTATCTTTCACCCAAACGTAGTGTGACTTGTAAGAAAAGCCCCACGCGGCCATCACAGCCATTGCGTCAGGAAGCATCGGACAAGTCGCCCACATAAATAAAACGCTGTCAGGACCAGATATAGACGGAACATCAATGTCGCATATCTCCTGTGTCGATGAGCAGGGGTAGTGATTGCGCGCATCACGATCGAGGCCCTTGTCTGACCTCACTTCAAATGCCCACGGAGGATCCGCGTAAATCACACCGAATTGCTGATCTGGCATTTCAAGAATGCGCTTCGTCAGTTCGGTTTCACGCTGCGCGCGACGATCGGCTTTATCGGCAGCGGTGAATAATTTCATCGACACGCGATCGTTCTCGCGCGTCACACGATCACGCCACTCCCCGACAATTGTCTCAAACTCTGCCTCTGGTATTGCTGCAACTTTTTGCGCGCGCGACGACAGGTTGTGAGATATCCCGACCTCTTTTAGTGTCGGGATAGAATTTGCTACTTCCTTTTTAGGCTTTTTCGATGGACGACCAGCGGGCGCCAAGCCAGTTGTGTCTTTCTGCTCTTTAAGCATCTGACCAAGGCGGCGTTCTGCGCGCAGACGTATTTCGAGAGCCTGTATTTCGAGCTCTCTATTCTCAGCCTGTCTGGCGTATTGACGTAGGGCGTAAGACTTGTCGGCGATATCTTTGACTTCGTCGATAGCACAAGCCTCGGCCAAGGCGCGGCAAGCCGCGTCATAGCGAACAAGATCCATAATAATATCCTCGGAGTTTTACTCGTTACTCAAAACGCGACACGAGCTCGTCTTTGGTTCGTGAAATTTCACGATAAATTTACTTATTTTTGCTTGGCTATTTTGCCGTATGAGAGGGGCGTTGCCGCGCCCCTCTCTTTTATCGATGTTTAAGCCTCGACGGTGTGGAGGGCGCTTTCAGAGGCGTCCTCTTCCTCATCTCTCAGATTTACAAAATCTATGAGGCCACCGTTTTTAGGATGCAGACGCCCCGTTTTGACGTCGCTCTCAAACGAGAGACGGAGGCGATTATACTGGCGCGTCAAAAACTCCGTCGATGACTGAACATCGCGCTCAAGCTTTTCGATTGCATCCAATAAAGTCTCGACCTTGTCTTGCTGCGTAGGCGACAGAGCGTCAAAGTCTGACGAACGCATAAGGTGAAGAACCTTACTCTTCTTCGTCTTGACTACGCGTTCAACCTCAGAGGAAAGCTCGCCGAGAACGACCTTGTCCTGTGTCAGTCTGATAACTACTTCACCGTGTGAAATAGAAACGTGAAACGGGTGGAGATTTAACTCCTCACGAACACGCCGATGAGAGAAAGACTTGTTTAACTCACCGAGCAGACGATATCTCCGCGTGCAATGCGCAATCCACGCATCACTCTGGGCGCCGTCTTTTGGTCTCCAGTGACCATCGTCCGTAGCAGGATCGACAGGTTCCATTGCTGGAAGCTGAACAAGTCCAAACTCGGCAAGGAACAAGTCAAAATCCTTGACCTGCGCCTTGATAGGCTCCTTGCCTTTCGGCTGACCAAACTGATCGGCGAAAGACTTGACAAGCCCATGGTAACGCAAACCAATCTTGCGATAACCAGCGTCCTGACGACCATCAACTTTTGACGCATCTGCGCCTGTAACAATATTGTTCATATTTTACCCTTCTGGGCATTCGCCCGACGTGTGGCCTACTAAGCAAGGCCGTGCTTTTTCAAAACGTCGAGATAACGGCGGAGGTCATCAACGGCAGTTTTGAAATTCCCAATGATCAGCAAGCGTTCATCCTTCGGACGAGACTTCTCAAGCCGAACCATTTTCTCAACGTTGTCGCAGAATGCGCGAGCACCAGCGGCAGCATATGTCTGGTAACTTTTCTGACGTTCGCGCCACGACTGCCGAGCAATATTTTCCTGCTCTTGCTTGGTGATCTGGCGTTGTGCGCGCTTGGCGCCCATGAGCTCCAGCGTGAAGTGCTCATGAATAAAGCGTGAGTTGATCTCACCATTGTGAACGACCTCTTCAGCCTTTTTCACAAGGTGCTTGGCAAACTCAACTTGCTTGTTTAGGGGCAGGTATTCCCCGCCATCCTTCTTACAAAGGTTCCAAAACGTGTCGCACACTGATGGCGACTTGATGATCTTGGCAACGTTGCGATCAATCAGCGGCGCCCCAGATTCAGACGGCTTGGCCTTTTCGACGACCTTGGCCATCGCTTCAGTCTTCTTATGCACAATCTCAATCTGTTTCTTTGCAGCATTCGCGGATCGCGTATCACCACGCTTTTCCGCTTTCGCTGCTTCGGCGGCTAATTCTTGCTCAAGCTCTTTATTTTGCGCCTCTATTTCTTTCTGCGCCTGTTTTGCAATCCTCTCGGCATCTCCAGAGGCTTTCAGCGCAGCGAGTTGATTTTGAATTATATTAGTGGTTATGCCGTGAACGGGATGTTTTTCAAAAAAAGCCTCAAGCTGACGCCAGCCAACACCCTGATCAAACGCTTGTCTATTTTGAGGTGTAGGCTGGCCTACACCTAAAAGCTCAAGGCAAACCAGCTTGTAGGCGCTTGCGATTGTGCCTCCGAGTGACGTTGATTGATTGCCTCGCTGGCTTTGGTTCTCAGTTGCGTAAATGCCGAAAGCCATTACGTCATCGCAGTCTGGGATGATCGTGATGTCGGCAGTCTCAATGCCAGACATGATCCCAGCGAGAACACGCGTGTGACCGGCGAGGATTTCTAGTTCGCCCGTTTCCTTATTCTTACGCGCAGTGACGCCCGGCCAAAAACCATAATTAGCTATGGACTTTTTGATGACTTTGGCGTGCTCCTTATCAATAGGATCAACCTTAAGATCGCGGGTCGGATTAGGCTTCAAGTCATGCAAATTTACTTTAGTCATTGTGTCTCTCCTTTTTACGGCTATTGCCGTGCGTTTGTTTATTCTGGCCGCACAGGCGCTGCGGGACACGCTCTCACGCAAAACTCTAGCGTTCAGAGAAACGACTTTGTTTCTCTGTTGTAGAATTTGGTCAGTGAAACTTTATTTCGTCACGACAATCGGCTGGAAATTCCGATCATAGTTTGCGTCAATGAAGTCGATGAAAGTGTTGCAGAATTGACTGTCTCCCAAACGCAAACGCTGACGATCTAATTTAGTCTTTGTCTCAGTCATTACTTTCTCAATGAGAGCATTATAATCATCTGGGCTCATCATAATTGGCGGCTCATTGGCAAAATACTTGTCATTGTATCGAATGCGCGCTGGGCAGAAACGTGCAGCATATTTCGCGCTGACCATCGTTTTTCCATACACGGTAATGTTATCAATATATGCCTTGTCTTCTGGACTGTCGGGGCGCGCATGAACTGGCGAAACTGCCATGAAAAATGCGGCGACAGCGGTGGAAATCTTTACAGCCTTGGACATTGTTTAAGCCCTTCACGGTTAGAGAGAGCGGGGCCAGAGGGAGGTTGAGTTCTGGCCCCGCGGGTCACAAGCGGGGAAACTGCTTGCGATTACGATCGGCTGATGCGCCGAGAAATTTCCTGCTCCATTGCTATGCGATCCGCATCGCGTATCGCTTCCAATGTGTAAGGCGTGAGATTTACCTTCGCCTCCATATATGCCTTGGCCCTGTCGTTCGGGTCTGTAATGTTTTCAGCCTTTGACAAGGCCTCTGAAAAACCGTCGATGATCATCTTAATGGCGCCCATACGCATATTCATGATCAAGCCGCCCTCTTCACGCGACGGTGGCCATGCATACACAGACCATCGTGCGCCTCTTCAAGGAATGGCTTATCGACACCCTTAAACCCACGCTTGCGCGCCGCCGCGATAACGCTAGGCCAATACTTGCGCGGTATGCGACCACGCCAGCGCATGACACGAGCATGTGAACGCCACTTGAGGCCGATTTCGTCACCGAATATCTCAGCCGAGGGCCAAAGGTTAATAAGTTGCTTGATTCGTTCCATGGTCTATGTCAATATCAATTTGTGACGTTATAGTCAAGTTCTTAATATGTAGCGTTACATCTTTGTGTGTGGAAAAGTGCTTTGATGGTTGTAATGGTTAATGAATACTTAACCGCTTAGAGGTTGCGTTAATGAGTAAAGAGAACGGGTGGATAGCCGAGCGCCTGCGCGAAACCATGCACAGAGCAAAGATTGACGGCCCGACGGATCTGGCTCGCCGGTCCAAGCTGAGCGCCGTGACTGTCTGCTCCTACGCCCGCGGCGACCGCAGAGCTCCCTATGACGCCTGCGTAAAAATGGCGGAAGTTTTGGGCGTGGACGTCGATTGGCTCTACACTGGCGGCTCAGTCGGGCTGGAAATTAAGGCCATGTCCTACGACGCGATCCCGGCGGTGGCGATCAACCAGGAACTCAGACACGCTGAACCAGGCGGGATGATCCCGCTTTATGGGAGCGCCCTCGCCGGCCCAGATGGCGGCGTCACCATGGCCGAGCGGATCGACACCATCCAAGCTCCGGCGCCGATATCGTCCGTCAAGGACGCCTACGCTGTGCTTGTGGCTGGGGAGAGCATGGAGCCGCGCTACATTCCGGGCGAGACTGTCTATGTGTCTCCCTATTTACCTGTGCGCCGGGGCGACTTCGTGGTTGCGCAGGTTACAGGTGAGAAGGATCACCACGTTCAGGGATACATAAAACGATTCATCGCCATCTCAGATGACGCCCTCGTGCTTGAACAATTTAACCCTCGCAGGGAGATTATTTTCTCTAGGAAGCGTGTGAAGTCAGCCCATCGTATTGTTTTAGCTGGATAAAAAGTTTTACAAAAAAAGTTTGAATAGTTACGATTCATTTGCTTGACTATCTGTTACGTTACTGTATAGTCCAATCCATCGAAACGCTGATGGAAAGGGCTATAAACAATGTCCGCTACAAATCTCCAAGACCTCAAAGAGGCACTCGCTCAACGCAACGACCTTGACGCGATCGTCAATGAATTTGGCGACATCAAAGCTAAGCTCGCCGAGCTTGAGGCTGTTGAGAAAATTTACAACGCCGCACTGAAGGATCGCCTGACATCTGGTCAGCGCGTGATTGCTTCAAAGTGGTCTCTTCTCAAATCATCTTCAAAAGACTCACAACGTCTAGACGCTAAGCGTCTTGAAGCTGATCTCGGCAAAGACACCCTCGCTGGCTACTACAACACAGTGAAGGGCGCCGATCGCCTCACCATCGAAGCCACCAAACTCTGGGAGACGGCTGCTTAACGCAGCCTCTCTTCCCTCTCTCGGAGAATTTCAATGGGCTATCGGTTTTATCGCACACGCTCCAGCCGTCCTGACTCAAACGGCACCGCCGAAGCTTACTTCAGCATGATGGGCGCCGAGTTTGTTCTCGAAATTGAGTGGACGCTTACAACTTATGGCGCGCCCACGACGTGGGACGAAGAAGGCTACGATCCAGAGTTTGAGATCAACAGCATTGTGATGCGCGAGGATCGCTACAGCGATCTCGGCCCAGCTTTCGTTCCTACTGGCAAGCTTTTGCACCTGATCGAAGACAGTACGCACGTCTACGACCAAGTTATTGAATCAATCAACGCCACTGTTGGCTATGACGATGGAGATTACTGATGAAAACGGAAGCAATAACATTTTTGGACGGTCGCATTGAGTTACACGTCCAGAAATTCAAATCACCAGAAGGCGACCCTTGTGCAGTTCTTGTGGTGAAGGAACGTGGGCTCAATTGCGGAATTTTTCCGTCTACCGTTTTCCACTTATTGGAAGAAGACGCTTACACAATCGAAGATGCAGTTGCTGCATTCAACGAGGTTATGCGCCGCCCTGCTTTACAGGACGCAGCGGAATGACACCCCTTCCTTACATCACTGACGATGAACACAACGCCATGAACCACAGACTTTACATGGCGCAGTTCAGTCGGGAGACGGCGCTTTCATATCTGCGCCGTCCAACAATCTACGGGAAGGATCCTTGGCAGTTCCACCACTACATGCGTCAAGCAATTCGCTGGGTGCAGGTCGAAAAACACAGAAAGGTTAAGTTAAATGGCTAAGCAGCTTGATGCGCGTCAGTTGGAGATACTTAAAAAGTATCATCCTGACCCCAAGAGCGCCGTGTGGGATTGCCACGGTGTGCTTGTGATTTATCACAAGGCTATTGAGATTATTGCGGCGAAGGCTGGCATTACTTTTGACCAGCCACACGAGGCTGAAATGAACAGCGAGAAAAAGATCGCTGTCATTCGCGTCACCGGCCATCTGGGTGATCGCTCAGAGTGGTCGTATGGAGAGGCGGCGCCGTCAAACAATAAAAACTCCTACCCTGTGTCGATGGCAGAAAAGCGCGGAAAAGATCGAGTTGTATTGAAGCTTCTCAATCTTCATGGCGATATTTACGCCGAGGACGAGGCCGACGCATTCAAGGACGTCACTGTCACCATCACGCAGAATAGTGTTGCGGCGCCTGTCACCGAGGCGATCGACTACGCCTCTGAGGATGAATCAAAGACGCAGCGCGACAAGCTGATTGCTGAAATCACATCCCTTGCAACGCTCAAGGCTCTCAACACTTGGGGCGTCACTAACGCCGAGCGCATTTCCAAGCTGTTAGAGGCTGATCAAGAGGCTCTTCGGGAGATTTACTCTGACCAGAAGCAACGTCTTGCAGCGAAGGCGGCGTAATGACTGAGATCACACAAGGCAGTGATTTTTGGAAGAGAATGCGGCTTGGCAAAGTCACGGCAAGTCGCGTCTTCTCCATCATCGACACAGACCGCAGCGGCAAGCCAAAGGCCGAGCGCGCCAACTACATGCACGAGCTAGCAATAGAGCGCCTGACACAGGTTCCCACTGAGAACGTAGTGAACAGGTTCATGGCTAACGGCACACGGCAGGAGCCAATTGCGCGTGTCACCTACTCTCTTTTGCACGACGTTAAAGTCCACCAAGTTTTGTTTGTCGATCATCCAGAAATTCAAAACTCCGGCTATTCGCCAGACGGACTTGTTGGTGACGGATTGATTGAGATTAAGGCGCCGCAACTAAAAACGCATTGCGAATATTTGCTTAGCGAAAAAGTGCCACCGCAATATTTGACGCAAATTCATTGGGGATTTGCTTGCATGCCAGAACGCAATTGGTGTGACTTTATATCATACTGTGATCAGGCGCCGACTGAGTTGCGCATGTGGGTTAAGCGGATTGAGCGTGATGATGCATTTGTGAAACGGCTAGAGGACGAGGTTATTAAATTCCTCGCAGAGTTGGATGACCTTACAGAACGATTGCAAGCAAAGTTCAACTGAGCGTGAACTTTCGGAGGACATTCTCGCGCTGGTGACGTTTGCCTTGGAGATGGCGACATCGGCGCAGGAATTGAAGAATTGGTTTGATTACAACTCTAAGCAAATTTTTAGGTTGACGACAGACCATAAGGAAATCCTGCGTGAGAGATACAAGTCACGTCAGGATATGATCAGGAGAAACGGATGAGCCAATACGACAATACCAACACCATTATTATCTCTCGTAACGATCGTCGCACACAGGACACTCACCCTGAGTTTACCGGCTCCGTAAACGTTGAGGGCAAGGAATATTTCGTCAACCTGTGGGTGAAGGAGCGCAAGCGTGACGGCGGCAAATTCTTCTCTGGCAATATCAAGCCAAAGGAGAAGCAAGCGGACAAGGGTGGCTCCGCAAGTTTGGCGTCCCAACTGGACGACAACATTCCGTTTGCTCCTGAGTGGAGATAACGACCAATGCCTAACTGGATTCAGATTACGCAAGACAATCGAAACCAAGTTTTAGGCTGGATACAAAAGGCCACGCCTGGAATTTCAGTTGCCTTTCGCAGACCGAACAAGCGAACGCGTGATCAAAATTCTTTGCTGTGGCCCTATCTGCGCAAGATTGCAAAGTCAGTCGAGTGGGATGGTCACAAATTCGATGAGCATGCGTGGAAGGATATTTTTCTCAATTCGCTTTGGGGAAATCTTTCTGTGCCGGGGATCAATGGAGGCGTGATCTTTGTTGGTAATCGACACTCCTCAAGTGAGCTAACAAAAGACGAAATGTCTGAGCTCTTGGAAATGATCATCGCGTTTAGCACTGAGCGTGGAATTACCATTGACGACTGATTTAGGGACGACGCAGCGTAAATCCCTCACGCCGACACAGCGATTAAAGCTGTTTGAGCGACACAAGGGTATTTGCGTCGTCTGCGGCAAACAAATTCAAGCTGGGGAGCTCTGGATAGATGAGCACGTTCGCGCTCTTGGTCTTGGTGGTTCTAACGATGACGATAACAGGGCGCCAGCCCACAAGGCTTGTGCGGCAGATAAGACTTTTGGGAAAGCCGGAGACAATGCCCGCATAGCAAAAGCAAAGCGTCAAAAAATGCGTCACCTCGGCATTGAGGCCCCAAAGCAGAAGATTCAATCACGCGGCTTTTCAAACAGGAGAAAACAACCGCGCATTGAAAAGAAGACGCTGCCACCTCGCAGCATGTTCCAGGAGAATAGTTGAAATGGCAAAAGATAAGAAAATGGAAAATAACATCGGTGTGTGGCAACCTATTGAGACCGCTCCGAAGGACAGAGCGATCCATGTTTGGCTGCGCCACGTTTTCGTTAAACCCCGCAGAGTTGGGAATGTCGGCGAGATAGCCAAAAATGTCACTTATCACTACGACCGTTGGTGCGGATGCGACATGGAGGGCATGTGGGAAATTGAAACGGAAATTAAGGGCGGCTGCAAAATAGCCACTCACTGGATGGATATCGTCACGATAGAACCGCCAAAGGGTGAGACGATGATTTACGGCAGCGGCAGTTCATCTGACGTTGATGATTGTATCCCATTTTAGTCACCTTTATTCCCGATATTCACAGGGATCCGATTATGGCCACCCGCATCAGATTAACCGAAGCCGCTAAGAACCTTGGCGTTTCTGTCGGATCCCTGCGCAAAGAGCGCGATCGTGGTCGCTTGGTTATTTATCGCCTTGCTGGCAAGGATTGGACGACACAGGAAGACCTAGATCGGATGTTTGACCAATGCCAAGAGAGTCCAAGGGACCATACCTCAACCTTGAGAAAGAACGCGTGCGAGACGGTCGCGTCATTCCAGCAAGGTGGATCATCCGAGACGGAAACAAGAAAAAGAGCACAGGATGCGGCGCAAATGCTCATCGAGAGGCTCAAGAGCGGCTCAAAGAATACATCACCCAAAAATACATCGAGGACGACCGCGGATGTCGTCACCCTTCCAACGTCCCGATAGAAGACGTAATCGTCCTATACCTGCGCGACATTGCGCCAAAGCATGCGCGGCCTAAAGAGACTGCGCAAAGAGCAGAAAAGCTGCTCAGATTTTTTGGTGGCAAACAGCTTGACTATGTCTCAGGGCCGTCGTGCAGGGCATATGTTAAAAGCCGCGTGAGCGTGGCGTCAGCCCGTCGTGAATTAGAAGACTTGCGCGCAGCAATCATCCATCACCGCAGAGAAGGACTTTGCGAACAGATCGTTGACGTCCCGCTGCCGGAAAAGTCTTCACCGCGGGATAGATGGCTGACAAGGTCGGAGGCCGCTCGACTGCTCCTTGCAGCCTACCGTAGAAGCCCACACGTTGCGCGTTTCATTTTAATAGGACTTTACACCGGCTCACGTTCTGGAGCCATCTGTGGCGCCTCTCTGACGCAAACAAGCGGCAAAGGCTTTATCGACATAAACAGCGGCGTATTCTACCGCAAAGCATTCGGCAAAAGAGCCACCAAAAAGAGACAGCCACCAGTTGTATTGCCCGCTCCCCTCCTCGCGCACATTCGTCGCTGGCAAAGACTTGGCCTATGCACGCACTCTTTAATTGAATTTAGAGGCAAGCCAATTCTGCGGATCAAAAATGCATTTGATAAGGCTGTGAGGGCCGCTGGTTTGCGCGACGTCACACCGCACACATTGAGACACACCGCCGCAACCTGGATGATGGAAAACGGCGCAGAGCCATCCGACGCAGCTAAATTCCTCGGTATGACCGAGGCTATGGTAGAACAGACGTATGGTCACATCGGGACTAAGGCAATGACACGCGCCGCCGAAGCACTGACGCGCCGACGTTTTGCCGACGTGAACGCCGTGAACAAACAGTGATTGAGACGCAACAAGACGAAATAATATTTCAATAAAAACAACGGCAATAAAATAAAATCATTCGTTCGGGACGAGGGGGTCGGAGGTTCGAATCCTCTCACTCCGACCAGGAAAATCAAATGCTTAGCAAGATTTTTTGCCTCCTCGTAAATTCTGCCGACGTTTTGCCGACGCGCATTTAGCGCCCCCTTAACGCTACAATCTCATCAATCATCGCAGCCAGAACGACCTCGATATCCAGCACTGGAGAGGCGTAACCGGATGGCTGGGAAACAGCTTGCGGATAGGCCCGCGCAATAGATTCCGTCACCGGACTATTCACGCTGATGCCGACGCCGCCGGATGCTGTAAACTTGCCGGTGCTTTTGTTGAGGACGGCAAACTTGGTGAACGTGTTATCGAATAGGCCAACGGTAGCGCCCACGTCAGCCACTGCCGACTGATAGTTTGTGCCGCTGTTTGGAGCAAAGTAGACAGCCGCGCCGCCATTTGAGAACACAGTTGTCGGACCGTAGAACGCCGTATATCCGGCTGTGGCAAGACCGGCGTTGCAAGTGACAAATCCATTGGCCGTGATTTTGCCGCCAAATGTTGAGTCACCCGTCGCGTTGACGCCACCAGCCGTCTTGAACCCACCACTGCCAGCGTCCACGCCGCCAGAGCCTGTGACCGTTACGCCGGTGCTAGACTTAACGTCGCCGGTGTTCACAGATGTCGGCGAGAACACGCCGGATAGAGCGAGACGCGCACCGTCCTCAACCGTGAATGTTGCACCGGATTTAATCGTCAGCGCCGCGCCGTTTGGCACAGTCGTGCCGCCGTTGAGAGAGTTGACGGCAGTTGAGTTTTTGACGGTCAGGCCACCAAAGGCAACAGTCAGGCTCCCCGACGGCATGTTCACGTCGCCATCAAGAACGCTCGATCCTTTGGCTGCTAAAACCTCAGAGCCGACAAAAGACGCGCCGGCCAGAGACAACTTCTTCAACCCGACTGTCGATGACGACAACTCGATCCCAGAGGTGACTGAAATATTATCAAACGACGCAGACTGAAATATAGCCGTGCCCGTAAACTCGCTTGTGCTAGCGGAAAACTTCCCCTGCACAGACAATGGGCCGCTAATCGTGCCGCCGACGAGAGGCAGATACGCGCCCTCTGAGCCGGAGACTGCGCTGTAGATGTCTTTGCCATCAGAGTAGACGATCGTGGAGCCTTGTGGAGGGACGATCACAGGAGCCTGCTTGTAGCCGGCAGTGCGCAGTGAAATCGTGCCCGTCGAGCCTGACAGGTTGTTTGAAACAATCCACGAACCACCAATTCCATTAGGGAACACGATGTATGCGTTGTTGGTGCCGATCGTGCCGCTGAACACAAGTGAGCGGTTTTGCAATTGCTCTTGCGACAAAGCGTAGTCGCCGGTGATAGGGACGGATAGATTGCCGCCGAGAACCTGATCAAGGATCGTGAAATTGTTGTTAGTCGGCGTGTTCCAATTCTGAGAATTGTATGGTGGCAGGGTGAGATTAATATTCGGCGTGGCCATGTCTAATCCTCAGATTTGCTCGTTAGCGATAGATAAAGCGCGGACAACAGCCTCGTCCGGCTTGTCTAGGATCGTCTCTGTGTTTTTCTTTTGCTGATTGCGCGCCATCTCAAGACCGCGAATTAATTGATCCGCAGTCATGGCCTTGCGTGACATTCTTCCGCCGGCTGCTCGCTTTGGTCTGGCTTGGCGCTCGGTCTCCGTCATGCCGGCATTGACAAGCAACTTATCAATAAGAGTTGGCATGTCCTTTGGCGCCACGTTCGGATGCTTCATCATCATCTGACGCGCAAAGGATGGATCCGTCAGCATTCGTCTCAGTATCTGTTCTGACTTTCCGGCGCTCCACGCATTCAAGTGCGTGTGGACTTTAGCTGCACCAAAAAGACTTGCGAGTGACATGCCGCCACCCATTGCATGATCGATAAGTATCCAGTGCAGAGGCTTGTCTAACTGATCGCCGCTCTTCTTTAGGAACGCATCAATCGCAGCCTTATCCTTCGCCGTCCCAGGGCTACCCGCAATGCGTGTCCAGTTGGAGCGATCCGCATACTGCATAGACTTGCGAACATTGCGCAAGACTTCCATTTGCTGTGGCGTGAACAAGGCCGAAAGGGCCTCATGGTTGTCTCTTAGCATTGTGTTTAGTTTGTCGTAACTCAGTATGTGCGTGTCAGTGTTGGCGCCCACGCCTGTGTTGCTCTTCTTGCGCGTCAGCCAATCAATGAATGACGTGCGCAGCGCGTCCAAACTCTCAGGAGCGTTTTTCTTGAAGTGCTCAATGACAGTCTTCGCGTCGCCGACCTTGCCCGATGTCATCATGCTGCCGACGGCATTCTCAACGTCAGTGCCAGTTTTGAGGCCAAAGAAACGATTGAGCGGGTTTTTCTTTAACTCAGCCTGCGTCTGCTTGGTCTTGACTGCGAAGTCTCTGAACGCCGTCTCAGCTTTTGCAGCATCATCAAACGTGGATGAAAAGCCTGGGACATGCTCGTCGATCGCACGAAGCGTTCCAGAGAAATTCTGCTTCCACTTTGCAAGCTTGTTGGGATCTATTCTTCCATTGATGCCTACAGTCGCCCGTAATCGATTGAGCACCTGATCCTGCATCGCCGTGACGGCCTGTGGATCCTGCTTGGCGGCGTTCAAAAACGTTTTGGCTGTCTCGTAACCCTTGTCACCCGCAACTACTGCCTTGGCAGGAACAGAAGAGTGACCAGTATTGTATTGCTTGGCGAAGCCGTTGGTCTCTAATGCGGCGCCAACTGGACCCTCATTGTAGGTCGTCTGGAATTTCTCATTCGCCTTATTCGCAACGGCAAGCCTCTCAGCCGCCTCCTTCGTCATGTTGGGGCGCGCCGCACCGCTTTCGGTCTTATTCGGCTGTGATTGTTCCTGAGAGGCTTTTGAGCCTACTCCTTCGGACTTAGGATCGAATTCGACCCTTCCTGCGCTAGAGCCTTCGCCTTGTAATCTTTGATCGCCCTCAGAGCCATTAGGTCGCCGGCTTCCCTCGCTCCCTGCTCGCATCTCTGGAGGAACATTGCCCTCTCCTGTGGGCTCTTCTGCTCCGACAACACTTTTTCGAGCACTTGCAGAGGCGTCCTCCCCCACAGCGCGTTCGGTTTCGGCTCCGTAAACTTTGAGTCTGTGCTCAAGTGTATCCTCTGGCTTTAAGACGCCACGTTTAACCGCTTGCTGTTCCCAGGCGCTCTGATGCTGGACAGCGTTATTAATAGCGTCCTTAATTGATATCTTCAATTGGGTAAGCCTGGCGAGCTCCTGCCGACGCCCCGATAGGCGCGCATCAGACATCGCCTCAGACAATTTTGAGTCGAAGTTTCTTATATCGTCCAGTTTTAGAACATTCGGCATACTCGCGGCCTGTTCGTAAATCTCCTTCTCAATGGGAGACAGGGCCGTCGAATACTCGCTCTTGTTTGTCAGAATACTGGTCGAAGCTTCCTGCACCGGGTTCGTTGAAAGATGAAGGCTCTTGTCAGGGTCAACGGTCTTGTAAAGTCTGTCCAGCTTTTCACTCTCTGCCTTCTTTGCAGCTTCAAGTGATGATCTCAAATCCTCACCGATCGCACTGGCGTCACGGCCCTCGCCGAGGCGTGAGGACAATTCCTCAGACTTTTGCAGTAGGCGCTGATGCTCCTGCTCGGCCTCATTCATTATGCGGTCGTAGTGGCTATCAACGTGACGCGGAACGTCCAGTGCGTCGGCGCCCTCTGTGCGCAATCCAGCGACGGCATTTCTGTGCGCCTCATTGCGCTGCCCGGCGAGCTCATTGAAGTGCTTGACGCTCTCACCACTGGCCGTCTTGGCGCCCTCGCTGGCCTCCATGGCGCGCTCTAATTCAAGCAGACCACGGTCGCCGTATCTCTGGCCCATTGTCAGTGGCGCACCGGGGATGATTTCATCCTGCGTCGGGCCTTCCTTCGGCCAAATCTTTTCCCTCAATGCCTGCGGATCAGATGAGAATTTATCAAGGTCTCTGACAGCCTGACGCTCTCGATCCGTCTTTGATATCGGTGGAATGCCCTTGCCCGCCATGCTCGCAAGACGCGCGGCTCCACCCGGAGCAATGCCGGCGGCAAATGCAAGGTAAGGATTTCCCGTTAAATCATACGTCGCAGTCGATCCCGCACCAGACAACGCATTAATGCCGTTATCTTTTAGTGTTCGACCCGCTGCGCCGAGACTGTCCTTGGCCACCTGCTTCACACTATTAGAACCCAAATACTCGCCAATTGCTTTAGCGGCGCCGGGGCCTTCCCGTCGTGCCGTATCAACTAGCTTGGGAATGCTCTTTACTGGATTGCCGCCCATGGTGACGGCCTCAACGGCGCCCATGGCTGCGCGACCAACGCCGCTCTCAGGCTTATACTCACCAGCAACTGGCTCAACTGTGCTCTTATAGATTTGCTCAGTGTTAGGCAGGAGTGATTGGACGCCAATATCTTTTCTTAATCGGTCTCTGTTTTCCTGTTCCCTTTTGCGCTGCTCTTCGTCGTGACCAAGAATGTATTTGCTTGCCTTGTCGTAACCAAAGTCGAGCACAGCGTTATTCATGTCGCGGATCATCGCCGGCACGCCGACAGTTCCAGCAATGCCACCCTTGATGGCGCCGGTTGCTGTTCCCTTTGCGGCGCCACTTACCCAGCCGTCATTGTTGTTTGACAGTATTCCCTTGCCTTCAGACTTGGTTTCAGTCTTGCCTTCAGTCGGCGCAGCAAAGTGTTCGTCACTCAACAACTCTGGCTCTGAGTTGCTTTCCTTACCTTGTGGTGCGGAGAATGCGTCGTCAGAAAGGAGCTCATCAGTCACTAGGTTGATCCTTCTGCTTTACGACCCAGCCCTTTTTACCACTCTTTGTCTCAGTCCAGACAGCATTTCTTCCATCTGGCATTGGATATTCTCTGCCAACAACGCGCCTTTCAGACGGCACATCAACGCCGGTTTTTCCCTTCTCTAATGGAGGATTTTTAGACCCAACCGCGAAGACATTCTTCGTCGCGTCATCAATGTAATCTTGGAGCGGGTTTTCATTCACCCACTTCTTGGAGAAGTTTGAGTCATCCGTTGCAGTTGAATGCTTGCTATACCACTCGGAATAATCCTCGTAGAATTTGTTCTGCCAATTTGCGATGCCGATATTCTGTCCGAGGATGAGGCGATTTGCTTCCGGCTGCATCTCGATATTTGGATTGGCGCGCTCAATCTGATTGAGCTCAATCGCAAGCACTTTGTTTGACGTGTCCTTGGCAACATTCATCACGTTGGCCATGGAGAACTTGCCGTATTCCTGGAACGCCGCAGGATTAACAGTTGCGCTGTCGGGAATATCAAACCCAAGCGCCTTGGCCCTTGCCGCAGCCTCTTGCAATGTTCCAGACCACTTGCCTGTCTCAATGTTCTCCAAGAGATGCGCCATTTGCTTGAAGTTATTGAGAGACTTTGGACGCTCCAGATAGGATTGCGTCATTTCATCATAACGCTTCTGGATAGCCTCCTGCTTCTTGGCGAATATCTCAGGCTGCTTTTTGACGTAACCGCTGACGGGGATTTCGTCGCCGTTCTCGTCAACCATGCGGCCCTTGCCCTCTTTGGATAGACGGATGGCTTCGGCCTTTGTTACTTGACGCGTGGCGCCACCACCCGTTGGCTCCCAATCAACAAGCTCATGCTGATCTCTTACAGACTGTGATGCTTCCTCTTCAGTTTTCTTAACGAGAGCCCCCGCCTCGGCCTTTTGTTCAGCCAATCCAGGATTGCGCCACTTGTTACCGTAGCGGTCAGTGATGACTTCGCGATTTGCGGCTTCGATCTTTTTGGCTTGCGCCTCACGAGCGGCCAGCATGTGCTTCTCATACTCGGCCATCATTTCCGGCGAGTTTGTAGAGAGAGCCGCGTCGGCCTGTTTTTTCTCGTTCTGTATTTGAGCGTCCCAATAGTAAGGGTTGTCCTCGTCCTGCAATGTGCGGAAGAATGAGCCCTTGTCCTTCGCAGTGTTGAAGGTCGGCGCCGGCTGAACTTCCTGCACTTTGGGTTTTGACGGCTCAATTTCGTTCTCAACAACACGATCAGCATTCGTTGATGTGTTGCTCGGCTTAACGACTGCGGGTTGTGGCTGAACCTGGCGATTGCCGGCGAGGCCATCGCTTTGCTGCTCGTTATTCACAGGCGTTTCTGGAACGGGAACAATTTGCGTCTTCGGCGTCGCTTGCGGTGGCGGTGGAGGCGTCTCTACAGGCGCTGGAACCTTTGGCGCGGGATTAACCGGCGCCGGCGGCGTAACCTGTGGAGGTGTGTTCGCTGGTGGCTGCGCATTTGGTTCTGGAGGCGGTCCATAACCCTCATCTGGGCGACTAGGCTGTGCGCCTTGACGCATCGTCTTGATCGCCTCTTCCTGCGCCTTACGCTTCAAAATTTCTCGCTGTGTTGCAGCCTGCTCAGCTTCCCACTTCTGACCCGCTCTAACAGCGTCCTCTTGCTGAATACGGAGACGCTCATCCTCGACTTGCATCTGATGGCGTATTTTCTCTTCCTCCAAGCCAGCCGTGCGCATACTGCCCGCCAAGCCAAGGCCGCTCGAAATAGCAGCCGCAGCCGCGGGGCCGGATCCATAATATTTTCTGTTTGCGGCATACTGTAAGCCAGCCGCAGCAATCGGCAGAATGACGTCCATCGCGCCGAGACCGCCCTCTTCTGCTCCGGGTCCGATTTGTTGCTCGTGACCGTCCGTAGACGCCATCATTGAGCGATCAAGATATTCCGGCCCACCACCTGTGTTGCGCGCAGGATGCCCGTTTACTTGCAGATTGCTGATGTCCTTAATGCCAGCGAGTTGCGCTTGTGCGTTTAGACGGCCATTCCAGGAATTTGCATAACGCGAATACTTGCCGGGATTTTGATCAAGCAAACTTTGATAATGATCCTGACGTAGCTTGTAGAGCTTGTATGGGTCGTCGCCAGCTTGTTGCGCCCACTTCATTGCCCTGCCCGGTCCCTGATTAACGGACGCGTCAAACGCAAGGCCCTGCATGTTCGCTGGCAACTTACCAATGCCGGCGCCATCCCAATATTCTTTGCGATAAATATCTCGCGCCTGACCTTCAGAGATATTCTTAATGTCCATGCCCGGATGCGCTGCGGCGTTAATGCCACGGTTGGATGGACCGTGTCCGGCGTCATCTGGCGTGTAGCCGCCTTCCACCTTTAACACCGTGCCGACATGACGATTGAAGCCGTCATCCGCAGGCGTTGCATCATTTTTCGTCGTTGAAGCTTCGGCAACCTGCACAGGTTGTTGCTGCTCCTGACGCCGAGGCTCTTCAACTTTGACAAGCTCAATAGGCTTGTTCGGTGTCGGTGCTTCTGGCGGTGGCGCCAATCCGCCATCCGGTCCATTATCGTCAGACGCACTGACGTCACTGTCTGGACCACCGGCACTGAATGTCTTCCTCGGAACGCGACCGCCACGCTTCAAGAGCAGTAATGGCAGAAGACCGAGAAGGCCCTCCGCGCCGCCACCAGCCGCAGCCTCCGCGCCAGCCGCAGCCGCGTCAGCCCCAGCCTCCGCAGCCATGTCTCCCATGCCAGCCGCAGCGTCCTCAGAGGCTCCCATGAGGCCGTCACCGGCGGCGTCCGCCATCTCAGCCCCGGCGTCACCGGCGGCGTCGCCCAGGCCACCCCCAGCGTCTCCCATAGACGAGCCGAGGTCGCCAAGGCCCTCAGTGGCGCTCTCCTGCATGCCGCTGCCGGCCTCGCTGGCCTTATTGCCAATGTCGCCGCCGATATTTCCGAGGCCCTCATTGGCTCCATTTTCCGCGCTATTGGCGGCCTGTTCAACATTGCCCAGGCCCTCCTGAGACGTGTTCTCCGCGCTGTTTGCGGCATGCTCAGTGCTATTGGCGAGTTGTGTTTTGTCGGCGACGTCCTCAACAGGCTTCGTTGCCTGCTCAGTGATTTTAGATGGCGCAGACTCGGCGGCTTTCTGGCCCTTCTCGGCCATGCCCTTCATCTGCTCCATGCCCTGCTTCATTAATTGCTCGGCCTGCTTTCCGCCCTCGCCGCCGCCTTTCTTGCCGCCACCGCCTCCTTGGCCCGCCATTTTCATCATGTCTGGCGGCTGGCTGATTGGCATCTGTGGGTGATGCTGGTCATTCATCACCGCAGCCGGGACAACATTGTTCGCCATGCCCTGCTCAAACGGCATCGAGCCGCCATTTGGTGAAAACGGTATGGCGCCCTTGTTGTTGTTGAACGGCATAACGCCACCAACGGCGCGATTAATCCGACCGCCTCTATTTGCTAATCCGACAGCATCATCAGCAATTTCTCCGAGGCCGTCACTCGCGTCGGCAGTGTCCACAGCATCCGCGGCATTCTGATCAATGTCGCTCGCCATTTTCGAGGCGTCGGCATCTATCAAGGCAGTTGATAGGTCTGACGGTCTTGATGGCGGCAATGGCGCCGCGTCAGTGCTCGCAGGAGTTGCCTTCGGAAATTCTTCCGCAGGCGTAGTCGATGCGGGCGTTGCGCTAACTGTTTCCGCAGTCGCAGCCGCAGGCGTAGCAGCCGAAGTGGCATTCGACGCCGTGTTGAAGGCGCCCCCAAGACCGTTGCTGCCAAATAGTCCGCCAAGACCGCCCTTGCCACCAGCGAGGCCCTTCATCTTCTCAAGGCCACCCGCAACGTCTGGCGGGGCATGCTGTGGTTTTGGCTGCGTTAATTCAGCCTTCGGAACATTCGGCGGGGGCGCAGTCAACATGCCGTGACCGCCGCCCTTGCCCTGCGGAACAAAACTATTGCCGCCCGGACCAACTTGCCCAGGCTTCTTGGCTGCATACATCTGCGACTGAGCGGCCAAGGCGCCCGCCAAGCCGCCGCCAGCAAAGTGGTCGCGCCTGTTTGCGCCGACGTGATGACCAATCTTCGCCGCGTCGTCCGTCGCGCGAGCGTAATCAAGGTGCATTAAGCCGTGGCTGTCGTGATGAACCGTGCTTGGGTCGCGCTGCGCGGCCTCATCAGCCATTAAGCCAATTTGAGGCGCTGAACCGCCGAGGCTGTAGCGATAAATGTCCTGGCCGTCGAATGTGCGTCCAATAACCTCCGGCTTGTCAGCCTCGCCGCCGCGCTTAAATCCATTGACGCCCGTTTTGACGCGTGGGTCGGACATCGGCATCGACATTGATGTGCCGCTTGATGTCGTCGTCGAACCATACAACGGACCAAGCGACCCATACATATCCGCCAACCATTGTGTGGTCATGAAAGGGTATGCTTTTTGTTGCAGCCACTGATTATACATCGCGTCTTTTTGTGCTTGCGACGTTTGCTGCAATGCTGTGCCTGCGCCAAAGTAATTTTCTAACGCGTTGCCAATACCTGACTGCAATCCAAATCCGAGATTGCCCATGCCTTGCGCGACATTCGACACGCCGGCTGCGTTCTGCCCGTATTGCTGCGCCGCCTGCATTTGACGAGAAAGGTCTTGCTGCTCTTGCGCCTGTTGCGCCGTGTAGTTTTGATACTTCTGCGTGCCGAGGCCAGCCATTTGCTGACCAGCCGCAAGCGATCGACCGAGGTCTTGATTGCGTAATTGACCGGCCTCTGAACCAATTTGGCCAAGAGCCTGACCAGCCGCGAGTTGACGCTGTAGATCCGCTTGGTTCATGCCACGCGTTTGTTGCGCAGCCCCTAATGCCTGCGCGTAATTCTGGTTCTCTAATCCGCCTAGAACATTCGCATTGGCGAGCGTTTGTTGCTGGTTAAGATTAGCCGCCGCAATGCCAGCGCGATCGCCACCAAATGCGCCTGACTTAACTGCATTTCCGAGCGAGCCGGACATTGCCTGCTCGTTTTGTTGATTGAGCAAGCCCATCGTCGAATTGATGACTTGCGACTGATAAGGAGATTCATATTGCTGAATTTCATTGTAGCCGACAGGCGTCGTCCCCTGACCGCCCTGACCAATTAATCCGGCGCCACCCTGCAAGTATGGATTGCCCACGTCTAAGCCGCCAGGAGCATTCGCGGCCTTCCCGTATTGATCCATTGCGTTGTTGTAGTAGCCGCCCGTTATTGCATCAGGCGCACCGTAATTCGCAACAGACTGTCCAGCCGCGCTGCCGGCCATAGCATCTGACATGCCGTAGAGTTGATCAGCGCCATTGTATTGTTGCGCGGCGTTCTGAACAAAGGGCGTTGCCGTCTGCAAGTTAGCGCCCATGCCACCAAGGCCGGCGTATTGGTAATCGTTAAACGGCGCGACGAAATCATTCGGGTTGTTGGAATAATTTTCCCAGGGCGTGTCAGCCGCAGCCTGCGCTCTAGGATTAATAGAGCGATACATCTGCAAGACTTCTTCCGGCGGCGTCACGGTGGACGTGCCGTTAAACATCGTCATTGATGGCCCTTGACCGCCACCACCGCCACCGCCCATTCCCATACCCATAGTCGTATCCTCTTACTCAGCCGCAGCTAATTCTGGCTCTTTGTCCTGCGTTGGAACAAAGCCGTCCTTGTGATGCTGCCGACCATATAAAAAAAATGCACCAGCTTGATCGCCAAGATAGTGTTGATACATGCGCGCCTTACCCTTGAAGCCAATTGACGTTGAGATGCCAACGGTGAGAGGCATTTTCATTTCATCTGAAACATGCTTCGCGAATTCTATAAGCTTACCAAAACGTGATTTTACGCCACCGTATAAGCCTAATGTTCTGCCAAACTTGCGAAACTCTGGACGCACATAAACAATTCTCTCCTCAAGAAACTGCTCGTCGGAATACCAGAGGTTAGTAATTTTAAGGACAATGCCGCCCTCAATTCTCTCGCCAGGTTTGCCGATCACACCAATGATGCCACCGTCGCGATGCAACGCAGGCCAAATGTCCATAAGCAACTTCTCTGGATTTGCTTTCGCAATTCCAATTTCATTGTTCGCAGCAATGCCCATGTCCATAAGCTGATGAACGTCTTCTGGCGTTGCTATGCGAACCTTAAATTCTTCCGTCATCGTCACCTCTTTCAGTCTCGCCGAGGGCCTGGTAGCGCCTTCAGAGTTTTGATTGTCTT